AATGGAAAGTTTAATCTATGACTTTAAAGAACCATTTATATTAACAGGTATAACTAACAATTTAAATTACACACCAACAGAAGTTTATGTCACAGTTCTATTAAGAAATCAAAACGGTTATTTTAACTATCCACCTAAAGTAGGTTATAAATTTAATTTCCATAATACTTGGATTGATAGTCATTTCGAAGGAACAGGGTCGACCGAAACAAATATACCAAAAGAAACATTTACAAGTAATAATGGTACAACAGGATTCACTCGAGGTACTGAATTACCTTTAGGTACAACTGGTTTAACAGGTGCGTTTGTTGAATATAATGAAAGTGAGTTACTTGAAAGAATTGTAAGTGAATCGTTTCATAAATTCACATGTAAACCCACAATATTCAATCACGGACAAACATCTAATGTTACTGAAGATGGTACGGTAATTTTTTCAGGAGCAACTGCATACAATCCACTTGGATATTTCTACCAACCACATCATAGAATCAAATTGAGGTCACTTTCACCATATGTCGAATCATATAAAACAAATGAGATTTATGGATTACCTGAAAATGCCAGATATTTCCCTGATGAAAAATTATGGAAATGGAGAGATTTATATGACAATGGTTTTATGGATGCTGATGGATATGGTACAAATTATCCATTTATTAATGGAATACATTATGTAAAAAAGGATATTAATTTCTATTTAAGAAATGAGGTTACGTTTAAAAATAAGGAAGATGGTGTAATTAAGTTTACAAATTTAAGTTTTGATTGTTAATGGAAATATTATTTAAAAACAAAAACATGAACTTGGTTATAAACCAAGAACAAGATTTTAAAACAGATCTTGGATGGCAAGAAAATGCACAAGAACTTGAAGACCAAACCCTTGAAAAAATTATTAACCCCGTTGACAATTATGAAACCGTAAGATACATTCATGAACCTTATAATTCATCAATAACTGGATTAACACTTTCACAATCAGACATATGGTTTAAGTTTCATTTTTTAAGTGGTAGTACATATGTGACTGATTATGAACCAACAGGATTATCGTATAAAGAAAATAATGAAGTAAGGGAATTTTTTAAAAGAAGTTTCTTTAGGTTAGAATTTTATAAAACACCTAACGGAGTACCCCCAACAAGAGCAAATAGAAGATTAGTTTTCACAAAAAATTTACCATTAACATCAGGTGAGATGTATAACTATTATAAAGAAGAAACAGATGGATCAAGTAACATCACAGGTATCACCGATGTAAAAATATATAAGCCTGTTTTTATGGGTACAAACTATAAAAACTCAGAAAACTTGTATATATTCTGGTTTCAAGATGATTCACCTTTTGAAGAGACAAACTTAATTGGAAATGTGTTTTACATGACTGCTAAATTTTTCAACGCAGAAAATGGTGAAATTACTGATTTTGTTACAAACTCAGATGTTGATACTGATATTGACAGTGGTAGATATGGAGTGCGTTCAAGACCAATTGAATTTTATGAAAAAGATAATTCAGGAGGACAAATAGTCGAACCCAACGACATGTACTACTGTGTTACGATAGAGAGAACTAATTTTACATATACAGTTAATAGAGATTGTAATTGTGTATTCACAGGAGGTTCGGCAAAACTTAAATAAATTAAATGAAAAAAGATAGATACGAAATTTTAAGAAAGAATGTACAACAAGTTGAATTGGCTTCATTGACAGGTCAAACTTGGTTAGATTCTTATGGGAGTTTAGTTCCTTGGTCGGGAAGTAATCACTCAGGTAGTGTCTATATCGGACCTGAAATAAATGATGTAGTAGATAATGTTACTGGGAGTGTACCAAAAGGTTATTATAAATGGGGAGGAACAAGTTGGACAAAAATTACAGGTGCAACCAAATACGATATAAGCGGTAGTGTTTATGGAACATACCAGCTCCCATTGTTTTTAGATGACTCTCTTGATGAAATGGGTGTGATGGTAGGAATTGCGGATGTAAACGGAGACTCATATATGGAACAAATTGAACAATTAGTTAATTTCCATTATAGTCAAACAGGTTCATTGGTGAAAGTATTCAGTACCACCAATCCTGATAAACTTAGAACTATCATTGACCAACAATATATAGTATCGTGGGGTCATAATAATCAAACATCCACATTAGAGGTGAATAAAGGAGTCGCTGGAACTAATCTACCGATGGTATCATATACATATCCAACAACACCAAATACATACACAATATCGTTGTCTTTAAATTCCCCATGGAATAAAGAAAAGATTAGTAAAAAAATTACAGTTCCACAATTTACGGGAACACCTCAAAATATATTAGGTACCATAACAGGGATAACCATACCTTATTCACAACCTTCAACAGGTACAACAGGTCAAACTTTAGATTATCTTAATAATTTAGACTACACCGATAGATTCGGACCGGTAAGTGGATCAACTTTCAAATATTCGGCGTTTGGTAAAAGTAGAATAACTGATTATAAAAAATATGGTGCAGGGATTGATAGTTCTTCATTCACTTATAGTAATGTAAATGAGGAAAGTCAATGGACGGGATATACCATTACATACACAATTAATGAAACAGGAGGGACTACGACACACCATTATAGAGATTATGATGATGGAATTACAACAATTACAGGTTCCACCACAGGATTCACAAGGGAAGAAGTTTTCAACCAAGCATTAACGAGAAACGAACATTTTCTTGGGTTTATTGATGAACCATCCATATATTCTGACATTTTTGTTGAAAGAGGAAAACAAGGAGTTTTAGAAAAAACACACAGACTTGGAGAAATTGACTCAGTTGGTGAATTAGATATTTACGGAAACGGATATTTTAAAGTAAGAAAACAATAAAAATTATATTTATTAATAAAAGTTTATGGCAGTAGGAAGTTACGGAATTGTTAGACCAGCGGATGTGTCACCAGATGATGTTGATATATTCTATCACCATTCGGCAGATAGATTGGCAACGTCTGAAGTTACATTGAAGAAACTTGACGCAAAAACAATTTTAACCCCTGTTTATCATAACGATGATACGGGTGGAACTAAAAATGTTGAAGTTTTGGGTGGATTATATAATTTAAAATTAAATGCTGCGGATTTCACGGATTTAGGGGTTTATACACTTCATGTTAGACCAAAACAAATTAGAACCACAATTGCTGATTGTGGAGTGTTAGCTTCGTTACCATCAGTTAGAGGAATCGTTATTGATTTAAGTAACGTAGATCCTACGGATAGAAACAAATTTACACCACAAGGACTTGTGGGTTATAGAATTGAATATATAAATTATACGGATAATAAAAAGGTACCGAATTTTTACAGAGTGGTTACTTCTTCTTTTTATTGCTCTCCAATTATTTCGAATTTGACAAGTACAAGTTCTAAAGCAAAGAGATACCAATATTCTGAGGCATCAACAAACATGTTGTTTTTGACAGTAACTCCTTCATCGGCACCATCAAATAAACCAAACACTGTTCCTTTTATTGGCCAACAAGGTCAAACCATTATTTTGTCAAACACCTATTTTAACCCAACAACAATAGAAGTTGAAATGGTTGAACATGATTCATCTACATTGGCAAATGCTCTTTATGGTAACCAAACTAAAGCGGTTACTCCGGGTATTTACACAATCTACGATAAAGATAACAATATCTACAAACAGTACAACTTGTATGAGGTTAAAGATAACTTTAACGAAACCTTATATGAGGTTAGAGAAGGTAGAACGGATATTGATGAGACATTAAACTTTGATGATATTACTCAATAATGGCAAGAAGGAAAGTTCCAAGTCAGGTTGCTTCGGGTGCTGAAACATTCAGCGATAGTTTAGTCGGTGGTCAAATCACTGACGGTAGCAGTCAATTGACTAATACGAACTTTGCGCTTGATAAAGTAATACCTGAAAAAGACAGTAAAAAATTCAGAACAACCCCGTTTTCTGAGTTTCTAACTTTAGATGATTTAAAATCAGAAGAGTCAGATGCTCAAACAACGCAATCGAAGGCGGAGAAAAAGAAATCAATTTCATTTAGAGGTTCAAAAGACGATGCGGGAAAGTCGTTGTTTGGTTCATTAAAATCAAGATTATCAGCGTCAATTGGTAATATAATTGAAAAGTATCCAGCAGCCATTATGGTGGACAAAGATAGTTCTTCAAGTATTAGTGGAAAGACCGCATACAACGTATCGTACAATACATCAACAAAAACAACCGAGTTCAATATTGAAACTGGTATGTTTTACAATACGTTTGATATTGTCTACCAAGCGCCGAATAGTAATACCATACCTGAAACCGTAAACCCACTTAGAAATTTTTACTCATCATTTAAAAAATATGTAGTTGAAATTAGTGGTGTTACGTATGATATTATAGATTACGAAGAACCTAATACAAATAATATTATAACTTTAACCGTTAAAGGAAAACCATTCACAGGTTCAACTTATGATGAAAGTTTTATTATTAGACCAAACAATGGTTTAACTGAAGAATTTTTTAGTGGTTTAGATGACTTAGAGGAAATATTACTTAATAGGGAAACAAATCCAAAATATAGAGCTTCATTTAGAGTACCTAGAGATACTAGTGGTGGTAGTAGAACTGATTTATTTACAGTAGAATATGTTTGGCCGGTGGCGAAAGATGGTTGGAACTTACAGATTGTAGGTTTAGCGTTTGATTCATATACTTCAGGATTAAGTGATGTTGCCGATGAAATTGATGATTATAAGTCTAA